ATAATCTTAAGTATTTGCTTGGATGCCTCATACAGACCTATCAGATTCTCTCCCAGGGTTTGAAGTGCCGGCTTAAGAGATTCCCATGTATTGAGTACCGCACCTTTTACCTGTTCAAACAATCCAATCCAGAAGTTTCTAAAAGCTTCCGACTTATTCCACAGAATGACGAACGCTGCCACCAAAGCAACCACCGCTAGGACTACCCACCCGATAGGCGTTCCCACAAATGCAGCACTTAACGCTGTCCAAACATTCTTCACTGTAGTGATTGCTGTCTTCGCAGACATCATTGCTTTTCCAACTGTTCCAATAACTCCCAACACAGAGCCAAGAACTACAAGTACCACACCCAGTCTCAGTGCAACATTCATCACAGTTGAAATCAACTCCCTATTGTTGTTGATCCATTCAGAGCCCTTTGAAATAACTCCGCTCACAGATTCCATTGTTTCATTGACAGTCGGAAGCAAACTCTTTCCAAGTTCTTCCACATTGTTATGAATCTGTTGTTTGAGAACCTCAAACTTTTGCTCTGGTGTGTTGTTTATAGCCTCCGCCATTTCCTGTGTTACACTGGTTCCCTTTTCCATGCTTGATGCCAGGTCATCAACTCCTGTTGTTAATGTGTCCACGTTGTTATACAAGAGGTCAATCATAGCAACCGCTTCATCGGTACCAAACGCATTCTTCAACTCTTGTTTTTCCACCGCATCAATTGTGTCACCATATTTTGTTTTCAGTGTTTCCAGTATTTCAGGAGTCGATAGCAGTTGATTATTGGCATCCACAAATGTCAGTCCCAACTTGTCTCCTGCCTCTGCTGCTTTATTTAAAAATGCTTTGTACTTCGTTGCTGCTTCTGATCCTGACATAGTGGTTTGCAACTGTCCCAAAATTGCAAGCTGTTCTTCCAATGGAACATTGTTATTTGTTGCTGTTGCACCAAGCATTGAAATGGATGCAGCCATTTGAGAACCTGAAGTTTTGTAATTTTTTACCGCTGTCGCAATTCCGGCAGAGAACATCTCCCCAAATTCCAAGTCCGACATATCCTCATATGCACCTTTGTAAATACCATATCCAGTTGCAAACAAGGAACCCATCTCTTCAGTAGTTGATTTTGTAGCTTTTCCGGTTAAGGCTGCCAGTTCGGTAAACTGTGCCACTCCCTCATCCGTAAGGGATGCTATACCTGACTTGATGTCATAAGATGCTGTTATAAAATCTGCTTTTGTTGTCCCTGCCCACGTGTCAGAGAAACTCTTTGCAGCTGCTTCCACCGCTTCCAAATCAGTCACACCAAGAGAGGAAAGCTCTCCAAGTGCATTCTGTGTATCAAATGTTGATTTCACAGTTGCAAGACACGCTCCTGTGATTGCTGTTCCAACGCCTGTCAAGGCTGCTCCTGCTTTCTGCATTGTTCCGAAAGCATCACTTAATGATTGAGTTGTATTGGTTACGCTACTCTGTACGCTTGAGAGAGGGGTTGTGAGGTCATCTGTCAGTCCCATAACTACTGATAATCGAAAGACTGAATCCATTCCCATATTTCCTCATCTCCTTTTAGCCATGAAGCTCCACACCTTACGGATGAGGAGCTTCCTTATTGTTCCTGGTGTGCATAAACATATCCTTTGTTTACACCCACCTCAATATCTTCTTGTCTTAATTCTCTAGCCAATTGTGCCATTGCTAAAACTCTGAAGAACTCATCAAAATCTGATTGCTCAAAATCTTTCGGAATCAATTCCGGGGGAAGATACATGTATATCATCATCTTCCCATAGTCCAGAATGTTCCCTTTGATTTTATCCTTCCAGTCATCTACAACTTTTTTACCTGTGTTTCCTTAGAAAGACCAAGCATGTCAAGAAGCTTCTCACCAAGGCTGATTGCCATTGCCGGGTATTCTTCAAGGACACCCTTGAGTTCCTCTCTCTGCTCATCACAGATATTATCAAGCACAAATGTTTTTAATGCTCTTGTTCCTGATGTTCCCGATGTCTTCACATATCTGTCATAGGATGGAGTTCCAGGCTTCCGGAAGATGAAATCCAACTCAAGCTCACTATCATCGTCCGGGTGAAGCATTGTGGTAATCTCATAAATCTTGCCATCTTTCTCCTTGTAAGTCTTACGGAGCTGCTCCATCTTATCCTCTGTCTTTTCCTCCTCTTTCACAGATGTTGTTGTAAAGCCAACAACATCTGTTTCCTCTGTCTTTTTTTCGTTTTCAAATGCTTCCATGTGTTATTCCTCCTTGTTTTTGTGACAATTATTTTGATAATTATTTCATACCATTCCACGTGATACCGCCATAGGCAACGCCATCCATCTTCATTGTGACACTCTTGTCACCCTGTTTTGGGTTGGTGTCCCGGCTTCCAAACTTAACATTTGTAAGTACATCCGTTGATGTTGCTACGCCATCATCTGCATACGATACAGTAATTTTGGGAACCACATACTTATAAAATTCTTTAACACCTTTTTTCTTAATGACCTTACAGAACTCATCAAAGTCTTCTCTCGACATCTCAACGCTTACTGTATTGCTCTGGTTACCTGTGCCATATCCTCTGTATTTTCCACCTTTTCCATAAAGAGCCTCATGTTCCTCCTTGTCTCCGTATGAAATGGATGTAATTTCAATATTCTCCATGCCGGATACATTGATTGTGATGCTATTCCAGTCATAGCATTTTCCATTGATTAAAGCCATCTTCTCTCACCTCCTATGCCTGATTTGCAGGATTGTTGACCTTGAAGCCAATATTGAATATTCTCCCTGTCCCCATCGGTACCCACTCAGCCGATACATCAAGTGTCTCATCTGTGAGGATATTCAAGTTTTCTGTGTTGATAGTAACTTCTCCGCTGCTGATTATCTTGTCGCTGATACAGTCCTCAATAGGAATGTTCAAATGTGCCTGAATTGGTGCAAGACTGGCTTCAAGATTCAAAGGATCAACTTCGCATTGAATCTTATCTGTTGCCTGAATACACACCTGACGTACTATGCGGTTCAGAACTCTGACGCTTTCGATATATGGAAAATCACTTCCCTTTGGAGCCATTACATTTCCGTTTGCAATGTAAAAATCTTCTTTTCCGACATACTGTCTGATGACTGTATATCCCATTGCATCAAATTCCTTATCATATCCCTCATTCATTCCTTCAGGAAGAACCTTGAGAAGTTTTGCGGAACTGATGGGGAAATTCTCCACGTTACCGATTGAAAGGCTTTCCTTTGCCTGCCCGATAATACCAGAGATGACTCCTGCCATATTGATTACCTGTGTCCGGAGATCCTTCCTAACATAAAGAGCGTAAGTTGCTGACACTGAAACATATAAAGAACTGATTCCTTTTCTCTCCTGCTCCATGGCAGCCATGTAATCATCAAGGCTCTCATCCGCACCGCAAGCTCTGGCTTCGCAAAGGAAAATGATTGGATTCTTATAGGTTTCTACCAATTCAACAGCCATAGTCTGAAGAGCAGCCCATAATGTCTTGGTAGATGTTCCAACGATATGACAAACCTCTGCTTCCTTGTTGAATGTCTGAAGCTTTTCAACTGCTTTTAGGACACTTGCGTTGTTCATCGTAGGAGCTGTTGTGCTGAAAGAATATGCATCTCCTTCCACAAAACTTTTTGCTTCCGATGTGACATCCTCAAATTTGAGTGTCAATCCGGTTTCCTGAAGTTCATAGCCTCCTGACAATGGGATTGTGATGTCATCAGAGAAAGTATTTCCGCCATCAATGGAATACTTAAAACTTCCCTCATTGGTATCTCCTGTCTCTGTAATCTCAACCACCACACTGAATGAATTGATTGGTTTTCCATCAACACTAAATGTTCCCTGGCTTTCTCCTGCATGAGTGACATCGCTTACAGAGCCATTAACATCTGCCTTCATAGGGAATGCATAGATAGTTTTCAATCCGTTCTCTGTTGCATCAATACACGCATCTGCAAGAGGTGTGTGTCCAAGTTTCTCCTTGATCTGGTCAGGTTTCATTGTGTTGGTAATAAGAATCGGTGTGCTGCTTGTTACTGAAGATACACCGATTTTGACCTGTGCCCTGGTACCTGTGCTTGAATTTTTTCCGAGGTTTCCATCCTCGATTGTAGGATTTACTTCACTCCACATTATTTCTTCACCTCTCTTCCATCCATAGGTGCTTTGTTGAATGTTTCAACCGCCTCTTTGTAGTTTTTCTCTGTGACCTGCTTTCCGGTTTTCCAACCATTAGCAGCTTTAACGCCCTCGAATACTGCATCAGGTGTATTTTCCTGAAGTTTCAACTCTTCGATGGCTAAATACTTAATTTCTGCCATTTTGTTTCCTCCTAATCTGTTGTGACATCAATGTTGCCGATTTCGACAGCCCTGATATCTGTATCTACATAAACGCCACCAGTCAATGTGACATCAAACTCAACTGCAATTTTGCTCTTCAGGATGCTATCATCCCCTTCAACCCAGTCGGCATCTCCTATCTCGATATCAACCCAGTTGCCATCTACCTCCAGACCTTTTGAGATATTCTTGAGAAACTCGGTCAGCATCTTTTCCACCTTCTCTTCATCAGAGTCTGCAATCACAACATGCAAGGTGGTGACACGTGCAAACAATTTTCTTCTCTGTTTCCGATGCCCCTCTTGGTCTGTGTATTTTTTTCTTGAGCCTGAACGAGCGAAGTTTTCTCCAACACGCAGGACTGCCCCTAAGTGAATCTCATTGCAGTTTTTCAGGCTTTTCAGGGAATCGTGGATTTTTCCACGAACCCCTGCATCCTTCATTGCCTGAACCAAAAAATCTCTCTCAATCTTCATGTGTTACTCCTTGAATACCTCTTCCAGTATCTCTTTAATTTCCTCTTCATCCTCTTTACTGACTCCAAGGAAAGGTCTCGCCGGAATCCGCACGTGGACAGAAGGTACACTTACCCATTTGTCCCCTATCTGGAACTTCAAGTATTTGCTCTTCTTTGCCCTGATTGTTCTCTCATCTCCAAATTGATGAGTTGCTGCATATACAAGATTTGTTCCAACAGCTGCTCCGCTGCTGTCTGATTCCGCTTTGATTGATGTTCTAAGTGCCGATGATAGAATCAGCGACTTACCGCCCTTTTGGCTTACTCTAATGGATGGCTGCCACTTGGCACCATCAGGGCTCTCCTGTTTTGAAAATCTTTCAACAGTTGATGTCCTGAGCCCTTCAGCAATCGCATTCATAATCCCGGCTTTATCGACATTCCCCATCGTATGAAGTTTGGCAAGCAGCTTATCCGTATCTCCATCCAATCTCACAGATATTGAAGACATTGCATCACCACCCCTTCATGCTTTCTCTTGAGAATGTACGCCTTGAGCTTCTCATTGAAAAACCATTTTTAGCTGCATCCTCTGTCGAGTTATCTCCGACTCCTATATCAATTATTCCCTCTGCAACCTTGGTCAAAAAAGCGATTGCTGAATTATATCGGGTAAGATATGTCTTCTCACGATCTCCTTCATCTATCCCTTTTCTTGATACCAGGTTGTAAAGAGCGATATCTTTGGCGAATTTGTTGATAACCTTTGGAGTTCTAACGAATGGCACTTCGTACCGTTTCGCAAGATATCCGTCAATTTCAGCCCCGGCATCTTCAATCGCCTCCTCTGTAAGTGGAGTGATTACTTTGATGCGTTCCTCTTCATCTTCGATGTAATCATCTCCGATGATGACATTCATCATATCCGCCTTTAGACCATCCAGAACTTCCTTCACAGTACAATATGCCATTCAGTTCACCTTCCTAACCCTGTGCCTTTGCACCAGTACCATCAGAGCCATAAGCCATCTGCCAGAAGCCATATCCTGCATTGGAACGACCATCTGCACCCCAGACGAACTCATCTCTCTGGAACACATTATCATCATCGTCTCTTGTCTTCGCAATCATCTTGATATCCTTACGCTTCTGGAAGATGATTGGCTTTAAGAACCTGTTAGTGCATAACAGGAACCATGCATCAGGCTTATCAGCAAGCTCTGTTGCAACCAAAAGTTCCGCCGTTCCCTTCCATACGTTTGTTGTTCCTTCAATCTGATCTGCCATTAAGATAAGACGTGCAGCCTTTTCATTGGCAGGAGAAACAACCAAAAGGTTTGGAACAAGATTGAGGGGCTTTCCCTTGTCACCAGTAAGGTTCGTGATTGCTGTTCTCGCTGCTTCGTATGAATCAGCATCTAACTTATCATGTGACAAGTTACTTGCAGTTTTCTTTCCGCCCTCTCCTGAAGGATGGTCTGTTGCAAAGAACTTTTTGCCATCGTAACACTTCTCGTTGAATCCATTCTTTAACGCCTCGAATACTAATGTATCAGGATGCTGTGCAGCTGCTTCACCCATGTTTGAGAAGAGTGGTGTATATACTCCATACTGATCATCTTCAATGTCATCTTTCGGAACAGATACAGTCATCTCAAATTTTCTATTCTTGATTGAATAGCCATGAGAAGCAATGTTCTGAATTTCTCTGTCCCCAATCCACTCTCTCATCTGTGGCATCTGTCCAAGCCATTTATAATCTGTCTCGGATGTTGTGCTTGGAACTGTTGTCGCAATCTTTTCATAATTTGTCTTTACTCCATCAAAGGCTTTGTTAAATGCAGCCGAATAACTGACATTAAGACCTTTCAAGTTTGCCTGATTTACTAACATTTTTATCCCTCCTATAACATCTCTACTGTTACACCATCAGAATCAACCGCAAGAATCTTTCCTGCCTTGCTTGAACCATCTGCTGTAATAGTTACTGTTGTTTCATCTGAAACATAGGCATCCTTCATGATGTCTGTTTCCTGAATAGAACCATCGTTGTCCCAGACGAAAGCTCCTCTTCTTACGGAAGCCTTTTCTGCTCCATCTGTCTCTGAAGTGTTGTCAACGTACTTCTGTGCACATCCGACAACAGTAATTCCTTCAGTCTTTGAAGCAGGTACCGCATAGCCACTTGCATTGATAGCAACCATTGTTGCCTCTGTGATAGTTGTCTTTGCAGCAACCGGAATCACTACATCCATTGCTGAAAGTTTCTCATTTCCTGTTCTCTCCATGACTAATCCTCCTTGTAATACTTTTCAACATCTTCTTTTGTGAGACCACAGTTCTTCAAAATTGCCATATCACAATCCCCATTAGAATCATGAGGGGCATCCTTGAGCTCCATCTTTCCCTGTGGTACAACAACAGGTGCTTTGTCCATGAATGCCTGGAAGCCTTCCTTATCGCTAAGAGCATAAGCTTCAGCCCATTCCTTCTGTGCAGCTGTAATCTTGCCTTCCTTTAGTGCCATCTGCACCATATCCTGTGCGTTACGCTTTGCCATTTCCTGCTTGAGTGCAAGAAGTTCCTTGGTATCTGTACCGCCTGACTTTAACGCCATAATTGAAGCAGCAACATCTTCCGTCTTTGCATCTTCTTTCAGACCAAGCAGCGAAAGGATAACCGAATCAGATATCTTATTGCTGTTTGCCACAGGCTCACTTCCGCCTTCAGTTTCCTTTGCACCATCTGTTGACTTCTCTTCCGCTGCTCCTTCTTTTGACTTATCTTCCAATGCTTTTCCTGCTTCATTAAGAGTTTTTTTAATTTCCTCTTCAGTTGCAGTTTCCGGAAGACCAAGCAGCCTTGCTAATTCCTTCAGATCCATTTTTGATTCCTCCTTGTTATCTTCGTAATCTGCTATATCAATGGAGTTCACAAGTGCGAACATTCCATCAATCGCCGGTGTATTAGTTAATGCAACAGAGTGAATCTCTCTTGCTTTTCTGTCCTTCTTGCCAACCATGACAACCGGGGACAGGTACCGATATTCTTTGTTTTTCAGATATTCCGCTGCCTTATCTGTCCATTTGACCTTTGCAACAATCGCATCTTCTCCTTTGCGGATATCTGTGATCCAGCCTCCTGCTGGTGCCTGTATGTCCTTTAAGGTCTGATGTTCATAATCAATAACCAGGTCAAGTCTTCTGTCCTTAAAGTGTTCGATAATAAGTTGAACACTCTCATCGTCAACCATGAAATCCCCTTTTTGAGACTTCACCAAGCCAAGCGGAAGTATCTTGACTTCCTCTGGTACCCCTTCGACACTTATCATACCGCCGGAGCACACAACAACATTTTTCACAGCATCATCTCCTTTTTATCTGCCTTTCTAATAGCGTTATAACGCGTTATAACGCACTTTTTTGTGTGTGAATGGAAATTCCTACCCCTAGTCATCCAAAACGCTTCACAACCGCCTAGAAATGCTTTCAACTCTTTTGGGGTTGCTTTCTATGCTTAAATGCCTTTTTCAAACCATCATCAACATCTGATAAATCCGGTTTCCATGTGTCCTTTGCAGGATTGTTTGAGAATCCCTTATCAGGAAACTTATCAATGATTTCTCCTGTTGAGTAATCCACATCATACGGAAGTCCTTTGCTGACCGGAACACCTGACCGCTCCACCTGACCTTTTGTCATGCTAACCACTGTGCATCTGCAACGGAATCCGTTTGGGGGGTACCAGACATCCCATATTGGATCATCCGCACGATATATCCTTCCTTCCATTTGTGCATGGCTTTCTCGAACTTGACCATCTCCGGCTGTGACATATTTCCAAAACGGGCGTAATTTCCTTGTTGTTGGATCAGTCATGCTCTTGTAATGCCCTGCATTATAAGCAGTCTGCATGTTTGTCCGGAAAATCACATCCGCATTGAACGGATTGAGACCTTCGTAACCATTCCGTTCCAGGA